CAGCAGCTCATGGATGCCCATGCTTCAGAACGTAGCAAGATCAATTGTGAGTTGCTGTTCCGAATTGCTCACCGCAGATTCAGGTGTGCATCGCCGATCAGGATGCTGAGGCACCAGAACGCCATCCCGATCCAGCCGAGGTTAACGCGGGGCGGTGTGGGCACATTGAAGCCTGCCAAAACAAGGCACACGAAAGCAAAAACGAGAAGGATTAGAGTCAGCATTTCGTATTCTCCTGCAAGTTTGATGCGTTTTTGTGGTTGACACGCACAGAAACGTGCATATACTCGGGACCGTCATCACCCCAGCAGTATGGTTTTAGGGTTCCGAGAGCCCATCTGCTCGGCCTCCTGTGCGACCAAGAGATTTGCATTCCCAATTTGCAGCGGCAGCGTGGAAGGACACGCAGCGGTCTAAACAAGCATTCAGAGCCGTTAAGATGCGCTTGCAATTCGCAAGAGAAGTGGAAGTGGCTCTCCACCCCCGGCTCGACAATCCGGGTTAGCTCAGGAAGCAGGTATCAAGTCCTGCCCGCTGCAAACAATGTTGTACCCGCTAGTGGGTCTGTATGGCTCGCCCTGGATTCGGGGTTACTGAACACACTTCCTCTGAACCACTCAGAAAGTGAGGCCGTAGGGATTACGGCAAAGCCCAAATGACCAACAACTCCCGAGTCACCCATGCAGTACGCGGCTACACGATGAAGTTCGGCCAAGTGCAGAAGCGCATAGCCGAAAACTCCTGCTTTGTATGGGTTAAGTACGGAGAAACTTTCCGAGACGCAACGATTGCTGAAGCTGCTCAGATGCGCAAAGAACAGGCTGCACAGCCGAACAACGCGCTTGTGTACTACGTCGAGGGCAAAGCTGGAAAGCTGATCCCCAAAACGTACTTTGCTGAACTCCCCGGCCTTATCTTCAAGCCTGCTCCAAACGCACAAGCCTCAACACGTCAATCCTTTGCCCTGCTGAAACAGGCAAACCAGTTCGCATATGCCCAAAGCAATTGACTGGACGCCTGAATTAGAAGCAAACGTTCTGACTGATATCGAATCAGGCCTTTCGCTTCGTGCAACAGCAGAAAAGAACGGTATTTCTAAAGCACTGATTCTTAAAAGAGTAAGAGATGTCGAATCCTTTCGTGACCAATACGCGCGCGCGAAGGAAATTCAGCTTGAGCAAATGGCCGACGACATCACAACTATTGCAGATTCAGCAGATGCGGCAGATCACCAAGTCGCACGGCTGAGAGTTGATACGCGCAAGTGGCTGCTATCAAAGCTAGTGCCGAAGAAGTATGGAGATCGCGTCGAGCAGTTCATCAGCGGCCCTGATGGTGGCCCAATCCAGGCAGCAATCACGGTTGAGTTTGTGAAGCCGAACCCGCAAAGCTAGGGCGCAATGTACCCAACGTTGGTACAATGTACCCATGAGCAAAGCGACAAGAGAAGTTTGGCATTGTGACCTATGCGGCTGGGAATGGCTGCCTGATACGAACAAGGTTCCTGAGCGCTGCCCGAATCGGAGTTGCCGCAAGCGGAACTGGAACCAGCCAGAAGCTGCCATCGCATATGAGCCGATAGTTCAGGGCAAGGATGTGGTTGGTTTCAAGATCAAGCACGATCCGACCTGTAAATGTCTAACCTGCAAACCGCCCAAGTCGAGCCAGCAAGAGCCAAGGTCCAGTTCCTAGACAAGCTCGCCTTTCTCTTTGAGCACCACCCCTATAAAACGCTTTATGGGGGCAGAGATGGAGTCAAGAGCTGGTCGATCGCACAAGCTCTCCTGCTTTTAGGCACCGGCTCAATTCCAGGCTGGCCCAATCCGCTGAGAATCTTGTGCGGACGCGAGACGATGGACTCGATCAGGGAGTCGGTTCATCAGCTGCTCACCGATCAGATTGTGCGCTTGGGCCTCGAATCGTTCTATACCCCGTTGCAATCGGAGATTCGCGGCAAGAACGGCACAGAGTTTGTATTCTGCGGCCTCCGCAAGCAGACGGTTAGTTCCATCAAGTCCTACGAAGCCATCGACATCTTCTGGGGGGAAGAGGCCAGCACGGTATCGCGTCGAAGTCTGACGATTCTCCTGCCGACCATTCGTAAGCCTGGTTCCGAGATCTGGTGGTCGCTCAATCCGGACTTAGAGACTGATCCGGTCTATCAGGATTTCGTGATCAACCCACCCAAGGGCGCAATCACAGTCCGCACGAGCTACAAAGACAACATCTGGCTCTCTGAAGAATCGAAGCAGAAAATTGACACGCTCAGGGAGCGCGATTACGACACGTTCCACCATGTCTACGAAGGCGCCACTCGCTCAACCGTTGAAGGCGCAATCTACAAGGCGGAGATTCAGAGAGCAGAGAACGAAGGGCGCATTAGATCGGTTCCTTATGACGCAATGCAGCCTGTAGACACATTCTGGGACTTGGGGCATGCGGACCGTACAGCTATTTGGGCTGCTCAGCGTACAGCCTTTGAAATCAAAGTGCTGCGCTATTACGAGAATGACCATCAAGCCATAGATCACTACCTGCAAGAAATGCAGACATGGGGCTACACGTTTGGCACTTGCTTCCTGCCTTGGGACGGCGGAACTCGGCAGCTAGGAACAGGCCGATCAATTGAAGAAATCATGCGGGCCAAGGGGTTCAAGGTTCGCGTTAACCGGCAACTCTCAGTAGCGGATGGGATCAATGCAACCCGCACCATCTTTCCTCAGCTTTATTTCGACAAAAACCTCTGCGCGGACGGACTGCAATATCTCCGCAGATACCAATGGGGACCTCCTACGGCATTGGGAGTCCCTCGGTCTCAACCACTGCACGACGACGCCAGCCACCCCGCCGACGCGCTCAGAACGCTAGCAGTAGGCATCAAGGAACCGGAAAGACAACGCTCACCAGTCGAAGCCCAGATTTACCAGGGCTCAGACGGATGGATGGTTTAGATGTTTTTCCATCACGAAGAAAGCACTGAAGACCTGCTGAAGAAACTGATTGTTCTAACCTGCGACCTGCTCGACCAGGGCCAGACACAGATTCAGCAGAATCGCCACATCGTCAAGCTTCTGTCCGTGATCGCCGCAGAAGATGCGCCTCCACATATAGCCACAATCCAACTGAAAGGATCATCCCCAATGCCTACTCCCGGCCCTATCACTCTTACTGCGCAAGGCGAAACCAATCAGACTGTCGTTGTTGGCCTCGATCAGTTCGGCCAGCCTTGGACTGGTCCGATCCCTACCGCAACCTACTCCGACGACAACCCCGCCGCTGTGACCACAGATGCCAATGGCCTTGCTACAGCGGTTGCCAACGGCACAGACAACGTGACTGCAAGCCTGACCACGGTTGAAGGCCTTGCGCTCACAGCCACTCTGCAGTTCATCGTGGACATTCCCGCGCCCGTCCCGGTTTTGACGAGCATTTCCCTGCAAGGCGCGTAATGGCCAAACTGAAAGCCTCGACCCGCAACAGTCTGCCTGCGAGCGAGTTCGGCATGCCGGGATCACGCAAGTACCCGATGCCGGACCGCTCACATGCGGCCAACGCCAAAGCGCGCGCAACGCAGATGGTAGAGAAGGGCAAGCTCAGTTACGCAGCAGCGGCAAAGATTCGCGCCAAGGCTAATTCAATTCTGGGAGGCAAGTGATGGAAGATCCAAACGGCATAGCAGGCGGCCTCGCCGACACATTCCACAAGTTCATCACTGGCGACACCTTCATTCAGGGCATGAAGGACATGTGGTCGAAGCACGTCTCCGCTCCTACGCCGAGCGACCATGACAAAGCCATTGCCGACATGAACAAGCAGGCCAATGCGCAGCGCACTGCCGACGCAACGAAGTCCTTCATCAAGCCTGACGTTGCAGCAGACATCCGCAAGAAAGCAGCGAAGTGAGCGAGTTCTCCGACCAATACGACAAGATGGGCCCAGTCGAGCGCAAGCAGGCTCGCAAGGCTCTCGAAGCCGAGGTTGCCAAGCATCTGGCGGCTATCTATGGCCGCGTCTGGTCGAAAGGCAAGATTGCAGTGAAGGCCAGCAAGTGGGTCGATCAGCAGATGCAGGCTGGGAAGGCGCTGCTCAATTGAAGCTGATCGAAAACGCTATACGCGAATATTGCCGTGCCGCTGCTTCTGCCGACCCGGAACTGAACAAGCAAATGGCCGCGCACCTCATGGCATGTCTGGATCGCGCGATCGCACGGGCAAAACAATGAACTACACCGCCATAGCACTCGAAGCACTCTGGAGCCGCATTGTCGGACGATAAGAAGACAGAAGACTTTCTAGCACGAGCCCGCAAGCGCTTCGCTGCTGCCTATGAGGATGAAAAAGACCTCAGGGAGAAGTTCATCTCTGATCTGAAGTTCGCATCGCCCGATGGCGACGATCAGTGGGACCAGCAAGTAAAGCAGCAGAGGCAGCAGGCCGGCCGGCCGGCAATGTCGTTCCCGCGCTGCCATACGTTCGTGCAACAGGTATCGAACGAAGGGCGCCAGAAGAAGCCGTCGATTAAGTTCTCGCCGCGCCTGGATCAGGACAAAGACACTGCTGAGATCCTCGAAGGGCTTGCGCGGTATATCCAGTACGATTCGCAGGCCCAGGTTGCTTACGAAACGGCACTTGAATACGCCGCTGGCGGGTCGTTCGGCTATTACCGCTTCCTGACGGAATACGCAGATGATGAGGGCGATGACCTCAAACTGGTTATCAAGCCGGTTCTTGATCCTTTGACCATCTATGGGATTCTGACGCCTGCATGCTTTGATCGCAAGCCGATGTATGCGTTTGTGGTCGAGGATGTTCCGAAGGAAGAATTCAAGCTGCAATATCCCGACTCGCTCGTTGCATCGCTGGGTTGGGCAGAGGCCGAGAAAGAGGGTGAAGGGTGGATTGGCTCGGACACGGTTCGCGTAGCTGAGTACTGGTACGTCGAGACGCCGGAAGTCAGCAAAGATCCCAGCGAAGACGATGATGAATCGGGAACACCGGCAAAGAATAAGTCTCGCAAGCGTCCTACGCCAGTCGTAAAGTTCTGCAAGACAAACGGGCTTGAAATTCTGCCTGATTCCGAGACTACGTGGCCCGGGTCGTCTATCCCGATTGTGCCCGTGCTGGGCAAGCAGATGATCATCGAGGGACGGCCAAAGCTGTTTTCTGTGGTGCGCCCGCAGAAGCACGCGCAGCAACTCATCAATTACTACAAGACTCGTATCGCCGAGACGATCTCGACTGCGCCGATCTCTCCATTCATCGTGATTGAGGGCCAAATCGAGGGCTATGAGAAGCAGTGGGAGACGCTGAACACCGTCAATCGCCCATTCCTCACTGTCAAGTCTGTTGACGTAGGAGGCAGGCCAGCAGATAAGCCCCAACGTCAAGTATTCGAGCCTCCCATTGCGTCCCTTTCCGCAGCCGTCATGCAGGAAATCGATGACATGAAGGCTACAACCGGAATCTTCGATGCATCGCTAGGCAATCAGGCCAACGAGACAAGCGGACGCGCAATTCTAGCCCGCAAGGATCAGGCCAATCTGACCACAATGCACTACATCGACAACCTTGGGCGCTCGTTCAAGCAGGGCGGCGACATCATCGCGGAAATCGTGCCCAAAATCTACGACACAGAGCGCGAGATTGAGATTCTGGGCGAAGACGAGAAGCAGAAGGTTGTCACGATCAACAAGCAGTATCAGGAAGGCGGCAAGCTCAAGCACTACAAGGTGAAGGACGCGAAGATGAGCTACGTGGTTACGATGGCGCAGGCGTTCGATACCAAGCGCATGGAATCCTTCGACACCATGCAGCAGGTATTGCAGTCGAGCCCGGATCTGATCCACGTCATCGGCGACATCTTCTTCCGCAACTCCGATCTCGCAGGCGCAGACCAGATTGCCGACCGTCTCCACAAGATGCTGCCTCCGCAGTTGCAGGATCAGGATGAAGCGATTCCTCCACAGGCTCAGGCGGCGATTGCTCAGGCTCAGCAGCAGACGCAGCTGGCGATGGGAGAGCTTCAGAAGCTGCAATTCGAGAAGCAGGCCAAGATTGTGGAAGGCCAGAACAAGATGCAGCAGATCCAGTTGCAGTCTCAGGCCGACATTGTGCTGGAGAAGCTGAAACTTGAGAATCAGCTGACCATCGCCGAAGTGAGCACCAAGGCCCAGAGCGTCAACGAGCGGCTGGCGTTTGTGGAAGAGATGATGAAGCAGTTCCACACTCAGGCGCATGACGTAGCGATGCAGACTCACGATCAGCAGCACCAACAGCAGCTTGCCGACCAGCAGCATCGGCAGGCGCTAGAACAGGGCGACCAGCAAGCAGCCAACCAATCTGCACAGAGCGCACAGGATGCGGCTCAGCAGCAAGTTGCACAGGCGACAACCCAAGGGGCAGAGCAGTAATCCTGCCCCACGCC